AGCCCCCACCAAGCTGCCCAGCAATGCCGAACTGGCTTGTCGAGTTGCAATGCGGGCCATGTCCGCCAAGATCGATTTCGCAAAGTCCCCAAACGATGCCTTCCCGGTCATGGCGAAGTTGACGATGAGTCTTCCATCGAGCTGAAGGCGTTGGTAAACAGGTTTCGAGTTTGACCGGCAATGTCTCGCGCCGAATCCAGGTAATTGGCCCAGGCCGATGTCGCGCCCTTGGTCCAGTCACCCTGCGCCGCTTCAACATCGGCATAGTTCTGCCGGATCTGGTCGGTGGCCGCCTTGTTCGCGTCTGCGAGAGCCTGCGACTTCTGCTTGAACTCATCCGGGTCCATGTTTCTGGAGGGGTCGGAGCGCTGGTTTTCCAGCTCTAAAGACTGCTGAGCGAACCGGTCTTGCTGGCTGTTCAACTCGCCGGAAAGCGCATTCTGCCTATCACCCTGGCCGACGCCATTGACCGCGCGCTGACCTGCAAGCGCCAGAGCCTTCTGTTGCTGACCGAGCGCGGCAACGTACTGATCAATCGCGTACCGCTGCTTGTCGAGCCTTCCCTTCTCGGCAGTGGCCAGCACCTCCTGTTGGCTGTCGGCATCCTTCTGCGCCTTGACCATGGCTGTGCGTGCATCAGCGATCTTCTGGTCGAGCTGAATGCGCTGCGCTGCCGTGGTGCTGGACTTGTTCTTCACGGCCTCCAGTGCCGCGATCTCGGCTTCGTACGCTGCTGTGACTTCGTCCCGCTCGTTGCCGATCAGTCCGTCACGCTTTTGCGCGTACTCCGCCTGGGAGATAAGTCCGGCTTTCTGCGCCGCATCCAGTTGCTTCTGGGCATTGCCGTACTCAGCCAGGATCGTTGCGAGCTGGTTCTTGGCATCGTTGAAGCCGGTAATATCGACGCTGCCAGCGGCTGCTTTCGGGTCCTTGAACTTGTCGTTGATGTTCGCAATGTTCTTATCGACGACTGTTTGATCGAGGCGCTTGTCTTTGGGGTCGGCTTTGCGAATATCGTCGAGTTGTCGACGGTACTCCTTCAGGGCGTCTGCACGCTTTTGCTCATTCGTCCAGGATGATTTGGTGAGAGCATCGACCTTCGTCATCGCTGCAACAGCATCCTGCTGGACTTTTGCCTGCTCGCCTTCGTATTTGGCGATGTCAGCTTCAGCAGCCTTCTGGTCCTCCAGCATGTTGAGGCGATTGCTGTAGAAGTCGATCATCTCCTGCTTGTTCTGGAACGCTCCCACATCGCCGGATTGAGCCCGAGCCAGATCTCGCTGGGCCTGTTCAATGTCCGCCCCGATATCTGGGCGACCAAGGTTCTTCAAACTGTCAGCAGCTTTCGCAACTGCGTTGTAACCCTTCTCCCAGAAACTCAGATTTTCGAGAATCCGTGGAGTGCGCTCATTGATAGCATCAGCGTACTGCTCAGTCGCGAGTTTCACGGCATCGGCATGGTTGCCTTGCTCTTCGAGCGCAGCAATTTGTGAGTAAACCGACGCCGTCAGGTAGTGGTACTGCTCATTCAGTGCTGCTGAGGCCTTAACCGGCTCGTCCGCCAATTTTTCGAACTCGGCAACCGTTTCGCTGATTGCTTTGCCCGTTGCTTCCTGCATCGATACTGCAGCCTGCGCGATACCCGAAAAGCTCTCGCCAGCAATCTTGCCGTTTCCAGCCAGCAACGCGAGCGCTTCGGCCGCCTGACCCGTCGTTCCCACGGTCGCGCTGACCTGGCGCGCCATATCAGCGAGTTGACCGGCGCTCAAACCTGCCGAGTTACCGGTGAGGATCAGTCCCTTGCTGTAGGCATCCTGTTCTTCACTGCCCATGTGATAGGCGTAAGCCAGTCCGCCCACTGCGGCGGTAGCCAGCGCTAAAGGGGCAAGGACGGCAAGCAACCCGGCGGCGGAAGCACCAGCACCAGCGCCCAGCTGAGCCACGGCACGCACACCGCTGCCCCAGTCGCCCGATGACAAGGCATTACCAAGCTGAACGACATTTTCCTGCGCCTGGCGGGTGCCGAGCTTGAGCTTGTCGAAACCAGTGGCTGTCTTTTCCAGAGCTGCGCGGTCGCCCCCGATCTTGGCCAGCGCCTGGTTGTAGCGGTTTGCATCAATGATGCCCGCCTCATGCGCTGCTTCGAGTGCCTTTTCCTGCGCCTCCAGTTTGCCCAGTTTCGCGGTGACCGGGTCGATGCCGTTGACCGTACGCTTCAGCGCTTCAATCTGACGGTTTTCCGCGTCAATCAGGCGCTGTTTCTGCGCGACTTCCTTGATCTCAGCTTTTTCGATCTTGTCGTAAGCCTTGCCGAGGCGATCCTGATAAGTCTCCTGCTGCTCGATCGTGACTAGGCCGCCCTTGCGGGCACGTTCAAGCAGCCCTTCTGCCTGAACCAACTGCTCGATGCTGCCGATGTTGCTGGACATCGCCTTGTCGAGCTGGCTGATGATGGCGATTTCGCTGGTAGCGCTTGCGCCTGATTTCCGTCTTGCCTCGGCCTGACGCTGTGTGGCACCAGTCGATTTGTCGATCTCCTGAGCAACTTCTTTCTCAGCCTGAACAATCTTCTTGCCAGTGTCGGCAAGTTCGGAACCAGTCTTGCCAAGATCGTCGATTGCCTTTTCGGCATCCACTGCCGAATCGACCAGTTTGTCCAGATCGTCAGCAGCCTTGACCGCTTGCGACGAATTGACCTCGATGCCCAGGGACGCGAAGGTGGTGCTCATTTATTGCCCCTCTGATCCGCCATCACCCGAAGGGCTTCGGCTTCCATGATGCGGATATCCGGAAAAATGGCGGAGGCCTGGGCCCGGGTTAAACCGAGGAAGCCAGCGACATCGCGAATTGACGTGTAATCCAGACCGGTAGCGCCGCACGCCCCTGTACGCCACTGGGTGCTCATTGCCTCGAAGACCTGGAACGCCTGCCAGGTATCCGGCCAGACCTCACAGATTTCCTCGGGCAAATCCCGGAGAGAAAGCCCGAAGGCCGCCAGCGATTCAGCTGATGGCCCGGGCTCGTACAGCTTGCGCGAGACGCTTAGGAGTTTCCCAAGCGCGCCTTGCTGAACGCATCGGAGTAAGCACCCAGCACCGCGCTTGGTGTGGCACTGATTGAGCTGACCAGGATGCGGAGGTTTTCGTCGTTGAACTCTTCGTCGACATCCCAGCCAGCCACGATTGCCTTGAGCTGCTCCACCTGGAGATCGATCAGCAAGGTGGTGAACTGCTTCAGCCCCACCTCTTCCGATTTCAGCCCCAGCGCCTTATGTCGCTCCCCCCAGTCGGCATAGAGGTCTGCCAACTCGGTTCGGTCGCGATACTTGAACTCGAACCCCACCTTCACCGGCTCGCCACCAACCGTAGGAAGCATGACGTCGGCCTTGAAGGTGGGGTTCTGGATAAGCGTGAACTTTGCCATGAGCCTTCCTTACGCCGCGGCGCTGTAACGGGTTGGGCGGCCGGTCAGCGCGATGCTGATGACACGGGTCATCAAGTTGTTGCGCGACATGGTCGGGGTCGACGTGATCGAAACGTAGCCGTTGTAGATGATGCTGCTCCCGCCCGGCAGGTTGAGGCGAAGGACTCGCACTTGCTTGTCGTCGTCAGCAGCCTCGCAGACATCGACATAGGGCTTGGATGGGTCATCCGCCACGGTGATGTTCAGCGTGATCGGGTTCTTGGTGGTCGGCATCTGGCGATCGTCATCGTCAGCCAGGAAGCCATAGGTCAGGAACTGCTGGTCGCCGCCGCTGGATGCCAGTTCGGTAATCTGGGAGATCTCGACGAAGGATGTGATTTCGCGAACCGAGCCAATGCCGGAGCCGGCCGGGTACTGCTGAACGTTGGCGGTGTTGATGCCACCCAACGCAAAGGTGCCACTGGCGATATCTGCAACCCGAACAGCCCGGCCGTCCAATCGTGTCCAGCCGGAATTGACCGCGATGATGTCGCCTTCGGCCAAGCCGTGGGCAGCAGCCGTGGCCACTGCTGGGTTCGCGTTGGTCAGTGCAGTGAATGGGATTGCCGTGCCGTAAACGGAAGCAATTTCGAAAGTCGCGCCGTTAGGCATTTGAATGCCAGCCATTGGTGTTTCCTCTTTTCAGAAATGACAAAACCCGCTCGATGGCGGGTTCTGGGTTTGCCCAATGGGCGGATTAGTTGGTGTCGGCTCGGTACTGGAAGGAAACCGGCACGGTGAAGGTCGTGTCGTCTGGAATGCCAGGGCCTGGGTCGACCGGTGTCATGGTCACCACCGTCAATGCCCCCTTCGTGTTCCGCTCGTACAGTGGGAACAGCGCAGCAATCTGATCAGCCAGTGCACCGGCCGCGCCACGGTATTGGCCCGAGGGCGTCACGATGCTGACCTGAAACACGCCGGTGTATAGCTTGTGGTCGCCGCCAAGGGTGTTGCTCGCGGTATCACCTGGCAGCGTGAACGCCTTCAGGTAGGTGGCGCCATCCACGGGCGTGTAAGCCTCGTTCTCGACGACCACCTTCAGCGGAACGGGCAAGGCTTTCGCCCAGGCGATCAGCTTGGCCTCGTAGATCGAGGCAATGATGTGGTGGCTCATACCTGGTTGTTCCTGATTGCTTCATCGACGATCTGTTGAAAGCGGGCCAGAGTGATGCGGACCATTCCGCCGGGCGCTTGCTTGGAGTGGCCGTATTCCAGTGGTACCGCATAAGGCAGGTTGTTCACGATGTATGCAGTCTGGCCGA